AGTTGAAGTCTATCGTCGCTCTCATTATAGATACACCAACTTTATATCTGGCTGACCATTTCTGTAATAATATCCAATAGCTTTGACTTCTGTCTCTCTACCTTCAAAAACTACATTATCCAGCTCATCAATCTCGGTAGGTCCATCTACATACAGAATCTTGTTAGAAACAACTTCTTTACCTTCCTTATTTGTAACTACTTGCACCTTACCTTCAGCATAACAGTCCATATTGATTGGGTCACCAAGCACTTTTGCACCTGTTCCTGAACGCTTAATGTAAGGTTTTCGTACTGCAGTAAGATTCATCCAAGACTTTAAGCTATTATACAAGATAGTCACCCCGCTTTCCGGCTCTTAAAGGCCATGGCGGATTGTTTTGCATACCCTTTCTGAAAACTTTAGGGTAAGCATACTTAGGTAACGATATTCCTGCACTAGCTAACAAGCCTTCATAATGCTTAGCTTGCTGCTGAAAATATTCCAGCCGTTTTGTAGGGTCTTCAGATTGAGGTCCAAGGGTTCTTTTTATGTCTCTTGCAAAGATTGTAGCTACATGCGTAAAGACATAATATCTGAGAACATTTGTATTTGCGCCGTATTCGTCGATAAGATATTGGATTTCTTCGTCCTGCAGAATTGGTTCATTTTTATTTGTATCACCTACAAGGAAACGTACCTCATCTATAGGACTATCCTTTGGATTTCCAGAGTAGCTCCAAGACATCTTATCACCTCCTACTTATTGTTCTCAGTCACCTTTGCTTTCGCCGTAGCTTTAGCAACCGGAGCAGCCTCTTTGG